GAATGATACCAATCCCTGCTTGTTTTGCTTTTTGAGCAAGTTCATTACGCTTTGCGGTTGACAATGTATCTGTTACAGGTTCCATTTCCGACAGGTATTCATTGGAAGCCTGTTCGGCAAGTTTTTTAATCAGTTCGTTCATCTATATGTCTTTCTCAAAACTTTAACACTATACTGATTGCAACAACTACAGGTCCTAGTTTGCAAGTCAACATTGTATGCGCCCTCAATACGATTCATGGGCTTACTCCACTGAGTCCACCTATGTAAACCCAAGTAGCACCACACACTTTTAATAAGTAGTGGTTCTTCCTTTAGTGTCCTAAAAGTGTTTTCAGCTTCGTTCATTATTACACCTTGTCAATCAAAAGCATCGCAGGATTAGCATATTCTCGTTGAATCGGCCATTAGGAGTCGCACTGACTGCTTTAATGTCTTTGAAATACTTTCTTGCGGCAGGTTTAGAACCCATGATTTCTTTAATTTGCTCACCGGGCTTTCTAAGAGTTTTGATTTCGGAAATATTTGTGTCAAAACCAAGTAAAGCGTTGCCTTTGACCGTGAAACTCTTTGAGTATTCATCGGCGATATAGTGGTGAAGTTTACGCTTTGCTGTGTCGTAAACCCATGCTTCACTAGCTCCGTGTAATTTAGTAGGGTGTACTGATACGAGGTCAAGTTTATTGACTGCATCTTTGAATTCCTTTAAGTATTTGAGTTTAGCAACAATCTTTTCAACAGGCACTGCTTTGCGTTTACGAGGAGCTTTACTTGCTTTTTTGACAGAAATATAACTGTTCAGGTCACCGATGACACTCTCGATAAATTTAAGAATGTTGCGAACCTGAATCTTACCCAAGAAACTATATGCTTCTTTGATATCACTATCTTTACCCTCGCTCAACACTTCAAATTCATTCTGTTTACGCTTCCAGAATTCTACAATGTAGGGGATTTGTTGGGGGACAATATTTAGTTTGGCAACAACATCAATTGGCTTTTGACTTGCTTTACCTAAAGTGATAAACTCGTCAAACAATCCTTCTAACTCACCTGCAGCCTCACGTGCTTTTTCACGCAATAATTCTTGAATATTGGGACGATTAATAAGTTTTTCTTCTTTTTCAATGACCTCAGGCTTGTTTATAAGTTTAGACAGTCTGCTAATTTCATTTTCTAGGGTTAAATCTTCATGATCTGACAACTCAAGCCCGCGTAAATTCATACGTGCAAGCCAACAAAGTGTCATCAGGAATTCACTTTCATGCACACGGCGTAACTTCTTTGCTTCGTCTGTTCTATTGTTTAATTCTAGATATTGGCACAATAGTTCTTTTGCGTCTTTTTTGCTATAGAAGTGATGATACCAGGTAAATGCCCTAGTCAATGCAATTGTTCTATCTGAATCCTCAGGTTGTAGGGGGAAGAACGGTTCGTCCCCTGTGTATTTTGTATCAGCATGTTTTGGGTTCAGTGCTTTAACAAAGTGATCGCCTGTAAGTTTCGGCTTGCGAGTTGCCATGTGTGCTCCTATTAACAATGTATCAATTATATATGAGAATCTATTTGTTGTCAAGTGTTTTATGGTAATACTTTAGTCATAAATACAAGATAATTGGATCAAACTATGCCAAGACTCTCACTTTACAGGCCAACCAAATCTAACGATTACAAGTTCCTTGATAGATCAATCAAGGAGATGTTTACCGTCGGGGCCACAGATTTATACATTCACAAATATTTGGGACCCTCTAATCAGGGAACAAGTACAGACTCTACCCAACCTCAAAATACCAATCTTGATCCTACTAAGATACAGGATTTGTTGTTCTTAGAAAACCGTGATAGAACCTACGCACCTGACATTTATATATTGCGTGGACATTATAATGTACAAAACTTAGATTTTGATTTAAGTCAATTTGGATTGTTTTTAAACAACGACATTATCTTTATCACAGTTCATTATAATGACATGATTGATACCGTGGGTCGTAAATTAATGGTTGGTGACGTATTTGAACTTCCACACTTAATAGACTACCATCCGTTAAATGATACGTTGCCAATTGGTTTACGTAGATACTACCAGATAACAGATTCTAACTTTGCCAGTGAAGGGTTTACACAAACATGGTATCCTCATTTATGGCGTATCAAATGTGAACCATTAGTTGATAGTCAAGAATTTAGTACAATACTAAGTCAACCAATCAACAAAGATAACTATCTTGGTAATTGGAATAGTAGTTCTACTTATGTTTCGGGTTATACTGTTACATATGGAGACAAAACATACACTACTCTAGGTAATATTCCAGCAGGTACACCTTGTACCGGTACCGCATATTCAACCACATCAACATATAGCAATGGTAGTATGGTCACTGAAAATGGTATTACTTATATGGTAAATGGAACACCGCCCGAAGGAACACCGGTAACTAATACAACATATTTCACATCAATGTGGCAACTAGACACTGCCGATGCATTATCAGACATTATCAGTCGCTACAACACAAACATTGCTATCAATGATGCTGCAATTGCCGAAGCTGCTAGACTTGTTCCTAAGAATGGATATGATAGAAGTCAATTATATCTTGTTCCAACAGTTGATGCACGAGGAAGTCAACCTGCTAATCCAGTTAGAATTTTAAGTAATCCAAATAGTCCTACTCCAATTAGGGGAGAACTAGCATTAGTCTACAATCCTAAATATAAAAATCCTAGTCCAGCAATACGTATTGGCGCTGCGGCACGTAAAGAATTATTTAAACTAACAGAAGATGATATAGTTGCATTACATGAATTTGTTAAAGTTAACCTACAACAAGCAGAAATTCTTCCCGAAAGAACCGATACTGGTTCTGGATTAGTTGAATCAACCCCTGTATTAAAACTTCAAGCAACAAGTGTGATTACTGAACCATACGGTACAGCAGACAACACTTATTCTTATACCGATCAATACCCAAGTGTTTATTTGATAGCAGCACAAGCTATCCCAACTGGATCAGCTACATTACATGTACAACAAGCTATTGATCCATTGAATTTAGACACATATTATGATGAAATAGGTTCATTGGATTTGGATATCAATGCTTCATTATCATTAACTGACGGTACAACCACACTGATTGACGCATTTGCTCCGGGCACATTACTAGCAGGATATGATTCTGTTGCAAATACGATTTCAATTAGCAAGCCAACAATTGCAAATATTCCGGTTGGTGCAACAATTACATTAGGTTCAAGTTTTAAGGGCAATCCAATACAACAAAACGTTATGGATTATCGTGCTGACGCTGATCCAGACTTTACATATATCAAACAATTTACTCCGCAAGGATTTGGTTATACAAACGGTTACCTGATTGGCGATGGTACTGCTCCAAATGGATTGCCAACTGGATCAGGAATCACATTCCCAACTAATCCAAGTGTAGGTGATTATTTCTTACGTACTGACTATTTGCCTAATATTTTATACAGATATGATGGTACATTGTGGGTACGCATTGGTGTAAACGTTAGAGCACAAGCAGGTACCGCATCAAGTGAAACATTGATGGGATCATTTGTAAATAACACCGCAACAACTACGTTGACTAATGGAACAACAATTCCACAACAACAACCTCTTTCAAACATCTTAAAAATACAAGTAGATTAAGAGTTATCTAAAGGTACCCATGCTTTTCAACAAGAAGAAAATAAACAAAAAGCTAAAGAAGCACAACAAAAAATGTTAGCTAACAAAGAACACCCTTTTAATAATGCAGATAGAATAGATCCTAACAAAATAAAAATGTACTGTACCGTGTGTGATAAGGAAACTACTCTTCCTGCATTTAAGAGATTTCATAAACACTAAATAGTTAAAAGGTACTATATGGCTTCATTCTTCTACGATAATCAAATCCGTCGTTTTTTAATTCAATTCGCGAGGGTGTTTTCAGATTGGCAAGTAACTAAAGGTAATGACCCTGCAGGTAATCCTATACTTGTTCGTGTGCCAATTCAATATGGAGATTCAAGTCGTCAAGCAAGTACTATTATTGCTAATAATAGTGCAAGTAGCATGCCTAGCGCACCAATGATTACATATTATATAAGTGGATTAGAATACGATCAAAAACGCACACAGGATCCTTTCTTTGTTGATAAACTAAATGTTCGCCGTCGTACATACAACGCCGATACTCAACAGTTTGAAAACACCCAAGGACAGGCATTCACTGTTGAAAGACTGATGCCAGTACCGTATACACTACGTATTACTGTAGATTTTTGGACAACTAACTATAATCAAAAATTAGAGTTAATTGAACAACTGGGTGTATTATTCAACCCTGCAATGGAATTACAATCTACTGATAATTTTGTTGATTGGACTAGTTTAAGTGTTGTATATCAAGATGGACTAACATTTAGTAGTCGTAGTATTCCGGTTGGGTCAGGTAATCCTATTGATGTAATGTCTTGGAAATTCTACATGCCTGTCTGGATAAGTTCTAGTGCTAAAATTAAGAAACTTGGTGTTATTCATAAGATTATCAATAGTATCTTTCAAGGCAATGCATTAACTGACATGAAAGACGATTCGTTGTTATTGGGTACACGAGAAAAAGTCACACCATATGGATACAAAGTATTATTGATTGGAAATAGTTTACAGTTAGTACCAGGTAGCCAACCTTCATATCCAAACAATGAAGCAATTGACTTACCAGAAAATCCAAATACACAATTATACTGGACTAGTTTATTAAATGTGTATGGTACAATAAAACCAAGCAGTCAAATTTGGTTAGACAATCAATATTTGAGTAATCCAATTGTTGCAACATTTGCATTAAACCCATCCGATGATAGAGTATTGCTGTTGAATTTTGACAATGACACACTACCGCAAGATACATTACAGCCGGTAGATAGAGTTATCAATCCTCACACTACGGGACCCAATGAAAGTTCTGGTATTGAGCATGGGTTACCGGAAGCTAGTAACGGACAACGTTATCTAATCGTTGAAGGATTAGATGGTACTAGTGTTGCTTGGGGAACTGTCACTGCTAATGCTAATGATATTATTCAATATGTTTCTAATACCGGTAAATGGGAAGTAGCCTTTGACAGTCAACTATACCCAGATACACAATTTGTAACTAACACATACACTGGTGTTCAATATCGTTGGGCTGCTGGTGTATGGATGAAGAGTTACGAAGGTTGGTACGATCAAGGTGATTATTCTATCGTCATTTAACTATGAGATAAATCATAGTATGATAACAAATACTAGCGCAGGCATTTTCTTCTACGCTATAGATTCACATAGATTTTTATACTTACTTAGGAATGACGAAAGAAACCCAGGCAACTGGGGCATTCCTGGTGGCAAAGTTGAAAAAGATGAAACACTGTATGAAGGTGTTGAACGTGAATGTTTAGAAGAACTTGGCTATTTTCCAAAAGAACCAAAACTTATTCCAATACAGAAGTTTGTAAACAACAACTTCACCTACCACACATTCTTTTGTCAGGTTGAAACTGAGTTTATCCCCAAACTCAATGAAGAACATTGTGGTTATGCTTGGGTAGAGTTTGAACATTATCCAAAACCATTACATCCGGGATTGTTTAACACAATCAACTTTGATGTTGTACAAGATAAATTACAGAAACTAATAAAAAAAGCCGCATAAAGCGGCTTTTTTATTGTGCTTAAAAATATTAAGCGTTGTCAATAACAACTGATGTTGTTGGATCATATGTAGAATCACTTGAACTGAAAGTCCAGTGAACTGCTGTATTAGCAGCAAATAATGAACCTGTATTAGGAACTACAACTGCTTTATGTGCTGTTAATTTAGAGATATAATATGTGCCACCATTAGTATCAGTAGCATTGATAGTCATCTCACCTGCCGCACTTGCTGCACCAGATGTTTTCAAAGCGCAAACTGCTGTACCATCTGCTGTTGTGAAGTAATAACGATATGAACCACGTTGACGAACGATATCACCAATTTTGTTAGAGCCACCTGAAGTTGTTTGACCATAAGCAATAATTGCCGGGAATGCTTCTGGATCATAAGGTTTACCGTCATCAGTAGTCATTACTGATGTAGCTGCGGCTGAACCACCACTGAATGTGATACCTGCATCACTTGCTGATGTATAACCAGAACCTGGATCAGTAACTACGATTCCACTTACACCAAATGTGACTGTTGCTGCTGCGCCTGTACCACTACCACCTGTGAAGCTAGCTGGGTTACTTGGCATTGCAGTATAATCACCTTGAACTACCACTGTACTGAAACTATAAACGCCAAAACCTAAAGTAACTGTACATCCTGATCCTGAACCTGTATGACTATCATAAGTCACAGGGTTAGTTGGGTTAGCACTAGTACGGCGACCAGCTTGAGTAATTGTAAAATTGTCCGGTGAACCTGTACCGCCACCTGGACGATTGACACGCAAGATTAATGATGGTGAGAAACCTGTACTGAATGTTAACAAGTCACCGTCAGCATAACCTGTACCGCCAGCACTTTTAACTGCTGATACTACCAATGTTGAAGCAACTGTAAATGTAGCTGCTGTAGTAGAAGTTCCACCTACTACAGTCAATACATCACCAAAGTTGTATCCTGAACCGTTACTTGTAGTAGCTGCTGACACCACGTTACCGTGAACTACACCAGTAGCTTGTACGCCACCTGGTAAGTCTGGTGTTGAAAATGTTGCTGTAGGTAAACCTGATGTGTAAGTGCCGGCAGTACCGATTGTTACACTTGCCACACCTTGACCACCGATACCAGCGCCACCATTGCGTTGATACGTATCTTGATTGTACCCTGTATCGTTAGTATTAACGTTACCAAAATATCTTTTTGCTAAAGGACGTCCCATTTTGTTTTCTCCTTGAAAATGTGGGTTCTAACCCACTACGCGGTTGAACTTCCGCATAAAATTCACCCTATGTGAATCGTACAATATATTTATCTTGGGTATGCAATACCTGAGGTTGGGCGTGATGATTTTTTGTAGGGAAATGTTTGCCCTGATATTCCGGTAAGCCTATACACAATTCTACCATTTGGCACACCTAATCCAGTAACTGGGTTCCAACTGTTTGCTGTTGCTAAATAACCACCATAAGGACTCTTTGCAGCGTTGTTGTTAGTTGGTTGTCCAGACAAGGTAACTGCTTTATCTAATGTTTTATTATAAAATGCAGTTGACATGTTAGCATACAATTTAGACATAAAGGTGCTAGCACCGTATGATGGTCTTTGTTTATGATTCATTGCAATAAATCTAGCAAACATACCAGCAATCACTGGACAACTAGCACTTGTACCTGAAGCAGTAATCAAAGAACCATTAAAATAAAAAACATAGTTAAAAAATGGTGCAGATAGATCAGGAACTCCTCTGCCAATTCTAGTAGTTTGATTTACTTGATACTGAATTAATGTTGTTGGAGTAGTGACTGGGTAGGTATTATATATTAGATTGTTCTGCCATTGTGGTACGGGAATTATTCTGCTTATACCACCACCTGAATTTTGAGCAGCATACTCAGTGTTTCTACTACCATCACTATTAACAGTTAGATAAGTTCCGCCGACTGCAACTACTCTTGAACTACTTGCAGGATATAAAGGGGCAATCGCTAGATTTTTATTCACAGAATTGTCGACCACAGGATTGAACGACCCGTAATCACCGCTAGCAACAAATATAGTAATACCCGATGCTTCGGCAGTTGCGAATACAGTGTCAAATACATCACCGCCGGGTTGTGCATTGTCACCCAATTCATCAGTACCCCAACTGATGGCAATGATATCACATCCGTCATTGGTTGCTTGTTGTACAGCGGCATTAAAATCTGAAACAATCTGATCTCTGACCGAAAAATTAGGAGAAGCGATATAAATGTTAATTGTAGCATCCGGCACCATACTTGCGATGCAGAAAATATCAAGAGTATTCTCAATACTGAATGATACGGGATTTTGTAAATTACTAGAGTCAGCGTTAAAGTTATTAGTTGCACTGCTAATAGAAATAAAATTTATTGAAGGAGATTGCAATCCTAAATCACTCATTGATTTATCTAAATCACTTTGCAAAAATCCGCCGCCTAAACTAATAACACCAATAGTAACTCCAAACCCAGTGCTTGATGGTATATTATATGCTTTTGTCACTTCAACCGGAGTAATATACACACCACTTTGTATCGCTAGAGGTATGCTAGTAAGAGCTTCAGGTATAAATTTATATGAACTAAGTAATGGTCTAAATGACATATTAATCTTCTAGTGGTAGTACTGTTATTGTGACCGTGATAGGTTGATGTGCACCACTTTGATTGTTAATCTTCATCTGGATATTACCATCAGGCACATTCTCTGAACTGAAACCCATCAACGCCGGCGCAAAGATAATAGGATTAGTATTAGCAGTAATCACCTCAGTTATAACACCTGATCCGGGCAATGGATCACTAGTGATTGGTCTATTTGCATCTGCGGTCTGTGCTGCAATTGACGTATAGATTGTGACCCATGCAGGTGCAGTAGTTTGTAAACTATATAATGCATATCCTTTATACCCTTGTGCAGTGACACTTGCCGATGCACCATTAGCAATATTGGCAGTAACGACACTAATGTTGGATCTACTAGGTAATGTACCAGTTAGTAAACTACCGTTACCAACAAAGAATCCGTTACTTGCTATGTTACCTAATACACTTAGATTAGCAAGAGGACCTACGCTAGTAATATTAGGTTGATTAGGTGCGATTACTGTTGTAGCAGAAGATGCTAAGTTAGCTATGTTGGCACGTTGAATATTTCCAATGACATTACCGGCGTTGATGTTACCTAAGAATCCACCGTCACCTAAGAATTTATTTGCTTGCACATTACCAGTGACATTTAATGAAACTAAAGTTCCTACGCTAGTAATGTTAGGCTGAGAACTTGCAACAACAGTATTTGCAATATTTGCATTACCAACCCATCCAGTAACGTTAGCACCAGTAATACTTGTTAAGCTAGAACCATTACCAATAATCAAGTTACCGGTAATGTTACTTGAAGATGAGATATTACCTGTAACGATCAATCCATTACTTAATGTTGTTCCTGAATTTGAAAGTGTTGCGTATGTATGAAATCCATTACCTGTTCTGAATATAAACTGACCGTTCGCATTAGCACCAACTGATACGTCAAAATACATATTACTAGGCACAGTAGAGAAATCACGAATCGCCATGTTTGCACTAACACCGGCAGTTGGTACAAATGCAAGTGCTGATTGATTTTGTGCTCCGTTGCCAACAACAAAGCCATTACCACCTGTACCGTATGAGCTAATATTGTTTGCACTTAGTGCGTTTGCTACTGTAAGATTAGCACCGCTTGTGACATTACCGGTGACATATAAGTTAGATAATGTACCAATACTAGTAATATTAGGCTGGGAACTTGCAACAACAGTGTTGGCAATATTTGCATTAGCAACCGTACCAGTTACATTAGCACCAGTAATATTTGTTAATAATGCACCATTACCTAAAAACTTACTAGCAGAAACATTACCAGTAGTACCAATACTACCGTGTCCAATGATGTTATCAACAGTTAGTGTATTGCTAGTGTCATTGTAAGTAAAGTTTGCAGTACCTAAAAACCCACCGGAGTTGTTATATTGAATGAATGTATTTGAACCACCTGGCTGTCCTGCTCCCACTCCGGAAACAGTGACCCAATTTAGATTTCCTGCCCCATCAGTTTGTAATACTTGACCGGCAACTTGACTACCCCCTGTAATTTTAAGATTTCCAGTAGCAAGTGTAAGTGTACCCGTAAGTTGTGTAAAACTAATTAAACAATTAGGGCTGTTGGTGAAAATCTCAGTGTTGTAGATATCAGAACCATTACCAGCATTTGCAGTAATAGCGTTAGACTTACCTACTACGTTAGCGAAATCCTCACCAATGAATAAACGATTCTGATCTGTGGCAAAACCTAACTCTCCTATATCAAGTTGAGGTAAGTCGGAAAGCGCTCCGACTCTGTGTTGCATTTTTGAAATTTGTACAATTGGCATATAATATATCCGTCCGATATATTATTTATCACCCCTTATACGAACTGACTATAGTATTGTTCTAGTCTTTTGTACCACTCTTGCTGATACTTGTCAAACTCATTTCCTTCTATGATAAACTCTTGGTACATAGCGTTTGGATCGCACATAAAAATGACGCCTTTGCGGATTTTTGTACCGTGAAGTTCGTTATGTGCTGTTGCATAAGCCGTAAGTTGTATAAAGTAGTCGTCAATCCACTCACGCTTTTTAGGCTTATTAGTCTGCTTATGATCCATAATAGATTCACTACCATCATGGACACCAACCAAGTCAGTTGTTCCAGCGTATACTGCAGGGAAATATAATGGGACTTCTGTACCCCAAAATTCAGTGCATTGCGATAAGCCTTGCCTGATAATTGAATCAGCCATTTTGTGACTTTGGATACTATAGGGATTCGATCCTGATGCATTTAACACCCCTGTCTTGATGTAATCTTCCAAGAACTTGTGCATTCTTGTACCGCGACCTGCGGCTTCTGTTGTAATCTCTTGTGCTTTAGCATGGCCTACACGATTACGCCAGTTTTGTAAAATTAATTTCTTTTCTTCAGGAGTAGTTGCTGAAAGAATAGTAGTGACTGATGGAAGTTTGTTACCGTCGGGTGTAGCATATCTACGTCCCTCTGGTGTATCAACTCTACTAATAGGTTCGTAAATAAATTTATTTGGTATGTACATATGGAAATTGTACTACAAATTTCTCTGTAGTACAATCTTATTGGTTAACTTAGTTTTGCAGTTTGCTTACTAGCCATCTGTTGAAGAATCTTTTCATTCTCCCCGGGCTGTTCATCATTCATACCCTCTAAGTCTTCATCATCACCTTGTCCTTTGAAGATAACTTTATCACCTTCAATTGCTGTAATGATGTTGACTAATGGTTCTTTTTTAATTAAATCATATATGTCTGACTTGTCAATCGTTACTCCATTGTCATTTAATAAGTTTAAGAAGTCATCAACTGACATCGGTTCCTCTGTCTCAGCTATTTTGGACTTAAGCTGAATAGCAACGCTAGCCAGCTTAACACGCAATGGATCATCGTCAGCGAACTCAAATAGTCTCATATTAACGCTTTGCACGTCCTACATTTGGCTCAGGTAACTCGCTTGGTTCTTCTGGCATTTCAGGTTCTGCACCCATTTCAGAGTCATCACTCATATCACCGCCAAATTCTTCATCACCCATTTCAGGTTCTGCACCCATGCCGTCATCCATGCCCATGTCCATGTTACCACCTTGACCAGTGATAACACCTAGTGCACCTTGTAGACCTGCTTTAGCTTGTGTCAATGCACCTTGTAATGAGCTTAATGCTTCACTTGCTTGTTGATTAAAAGAATCACCTTCATTTGTACCAACTTCGCTGTTAACACCGTCAACAACTGCTGGAAGTTCTTTAACTAGCATGTCAGAAATTTGCTCAACCATCTTTTGTAGACTGTCAACCATTTCTTGTGCTGCTAAAATAACTTGTGATTTTTCAACTTCTTCGTTTTCTACAACAATTCGTTGATTATATACAGGCAAAGCCTTCAATGTAGCAAAGTGACTTGCTAATGCTTGTTCCATGAATACCGCTTTCAAGTATGCTGGATTATGTTGACCTTGATGTACTTTACCCGCAGATTTCATTTCTGCAATAAAACCACGTACTTTACGTAGCATACGATTGGTATCGTATAGACCCAAATTGTCAACGTCCATGTTAGCATTGAAATGTTCTTTAAGAGCTTTCTTAGCTGCTTGCGTTGGTTTCATATTAAATTCTGTTAGTTTCATAGTTTTTCCCGAAGTAACTTATATTGTATTTATCATCTTTATTTATTTTGCGGCTTCTTTGAACTGACGGTATTGCCAGTTTTTAGCATTAATTACAAAACGGTCTAGTTCTTCAATGATAGCTTGCTGTTTCATTTGATCTTCTTGAAGTTTTACTATATGAAGTGTTTTTGTATCTAAGTCTTTTGCTTTTTTAGCTAGTTTTTTGTGAATTTCATAGCTTACCACCGCACCTTCAAGCAAAATATCTAAGTCTTTAACACGATTTGCATCTACAAGTTTGTCACGTTTGTACATAGTAGTCCAAACAATCGCATTTTTTAAATTACTAAAAATCTCAGTTAAGTCAGTTTTGTTCTTAGAAACAATAAACTTGTTACCTACTTTTTCAATGTGATATTCACCAAATAATTGATATCCATCTTTTGTCTCATAGATAATAGATTCTATCAAAGACTGGGTATCATTGTTGTCAAACATGTTTTTCAACATGTCAATTTTCTTTTTACTCATCGTTTATTATCTCAAAATGAATGTTTTTTAGTTCAGGACTAGTATCTAAAAACTGAGGAAGTTTATCCCAAGCTGTGTTGGTTTTGATGATAGGAACACCGTTAGCATCTGTAAACAATGATCCCAATTCGTCTATACCATCATAGAAAACTTTGGCCTGTGCAATATCAAAATCAAAGTACCAACATTTTTGATCTTCTTCGTCTTCAAATAAAAATCCAAAATGTCCAAATTCTTTAAAATTAATTAAAATTTCTTTAGTGGATGTATTGTTTTCCGGTTGGCTACGTATAGAAATAACTTGTAGAATAGTATCATAATTCAATTGCGTATTGCGCTTTTGTTCCCAAATTTTAATTTCTTCAGTTGTGTAGGTTGACGGTGCTTTTCTGTTAAGTACACCGGTCTTAGTAATGTCAAAAAGCGTATAGCATCTGATTCTGTAACTCATACAGTATTTATAGAGGTAAAAAAGCCCGAGAAATTCTCGGGCCTGTTTATTAATCTAAGTTTTAGATTAGAATGATGCGCCAGTAGATGCACTTGCGTTACCGTTAGTAACGTTAGAAGCAATAGCTGTGTTGATTGCCAATGCCAAACTTGCTGCTGTATAAGCGCCTGTTGGGTATGTAGCAATAGTGATTGTACCTGTTGAAGCTGTGCTTACATTGTACAAGTAAACTGTACCCAATTGTTGGATAGTTTGAATAGCTGTTGCAACGTTAGAAGTTGTAGCTAGGTTACAGTTAGCGCCACCAGTGATAGTGAAGAAGTCTAACTTTGGACCTTGTGGTTGAACGGTTACGCCTGTAGTAACGTCATTCAATGAACCTACTGTGTATGAACCTGTGTCAAAGTTCATTACCGGTTTAAAGTCACCGTGGACTTTTGTTTGATCTGCCATGATATTTTTCCTTTTAAAGTTTGTGAGTCATATAGACTCTACTTTTATTTATTCCTGTTTCAGATTTTTCTGGTTTTACGGATAGATTCGTTAGTACCTGTAGCAAGACGATCATGGTCAGCATCTAATTCAGCGGTTCCTGGTTTAGTAGCAGCAGTCTGTGCTTTTTTACCAGTAAGAATCTCTTGTCTCAATTCAGCATACTCTGATTTGCTCAATTTATAGAGTTTTTGCATGGCTGCTTTAGCGATTTCTTCTAGTCCAGCTTCATCAGTTTCACTAGACATTCTAGTGATAGCAGATATAATCTGTTTTACAGAAGAAGACATAGCCGGTGCACCCATTGTAGGTTCATTTGAATGTGATATGCCGCCACCTGCTGCACCTTGACCCATTGTAGGTTCAACTCTACGTTGCTGAACTTGACCATTTTTATTACGTTTTTGACGCATACCAATCATATACATTGCGTTGGCAACTTTATTAATATCGTTACCACTAGATGATGTAATTTTATCAATGGTTGGTTCGTCAGCAGACCAACCTTGCTGTTCTAAATAATCAGTAACGTAAGTCTTCATGTCGGGCATTTGCATCCCACTAGCTTTTGCAGACTTTGCAATGGTATTATATTCTTGCACAAAATTCTTTAGAAAGATATTCTGAGTTCCAGTGGTTCCCATAGGAACTGCACCAAACTTTTGCATTTGTGTACCTAACCAATCATTAGCCTGTCCCGTGCCGGTCAGTGCTTTTCCGGCGGCATTAACCAAAGAACCTAGAACGCCCTCATTCAGAATCACTTCGTTGATCTTCATCGTTTTTCCTAATACTTTTTGAAAATCTACCAGTATCTCTGGCTTTAATTGCATTCAACAACTTACGCTCTAATATAGCCGCTTTTTCAGT